TTGCTTATGATACACTGTTACAGGTGTCACGAGAGGTACAATCCGAAGGATGGACTTTTAACAAGGAGTACCACTACGAGTTTAATAAAGATAACAATAATGAAATACTCATTCCTAATAACGTAATACAGATTAAGTTAACAGAGAATGCACAGAACACACCTTACAATGCAGTCAGAAGATCAGGTAAGTTATACGATAGACAGAACCATAGATACACATGGGAGTACAGTCCTATTGAATGTGATGTCGTATGGGAGTTTGACTATATAGATTTACCAGAACCAATACGTAACTACATTACAGCCAGAGCAGCTACTTTAGTGTCTGGTAGAATAGTAGGAGACGACGATCAGTACACTCGCTTACAACAGCAAGAGGTACAGTCAAGAGCTATGGCTATGGAGTATGAAACACAACAGGGACAGTTCACTATGTTTGGACATCCACAAGACTCTCAAAACTTCTACCAAAGCTATCAACCATTTCACGCTTTACAACGATAATGCCAGCAGTAACTCAACGAGTTGACGACTATCTCGGTGGAGTATCTAGACAATCTGATGACAAGAAACTTCCCGGTCAAGTCGAGGAGTGCATCAACGGCTATCCTGATCCAACCTTTGGTCTTACAAAAAGACCGGGGTTTCAGCATATAGGTAATCTAGGTACAGGCACTACATACGACAACTCCAAGTGGTTCTTTATATCAAGAACTGATTCAGAAAAATATATAGGGTGCATCACACCAGCGTCAGGAGGCTCTACAGGAGCCATTGCAATCTGGAATGCTGTTACCTTTGCCGCATGTACTATTACGTACGGTACAGGGGCACAGGCGTACCTTACAGGAGTACGTACGGATTATGACGTACTGACTATACAAGATAAATCTATAATTACAAACAAAATTAAGGTAGCAGCTAAGAATGCTGACCCTACATTTAATGCAAACAGACAAGGTACTATCAGAATCTCTGGTGTATCAACTGAGACTGCATACGAAGGTACAGTTGCTGGACAATCATGGACAGTGACTACTGATAACAATGATACATACTCAGATGCTTTAGGTAAAATTAAAACAGCTATAGATAACTTAAGTATCAGTAATCTTACTGTAACTAAACTTAAAGATAACTTACGATTAGTACGTACTGGTGCGTCCTTTACTCTTACAGGTACAGGTGGACCTTATGCTAATCAGATGAATGTATTTCAAGACAGTGTAGCAACACTCAGTGAGCTACCTACAGAATCAATACATAACCATGTTGTTAAAATTATTAACAGTGGAGCATTAACATCTGCATACTATTTAAAATTTGTAGCTAACAATGGTACATCTGGACCGGGATACTGGTCAGAATCCTTAGCTCCTAACACATCTACAGGACTAGATGCATCAACTATGCCGCATGAATTACTAAATCCTAGTGTTAATAACTTTACATTACAGCGTGTATCATGGACAGCTAGAGCAGTAGGTGATGATGACACTAACTCACACCCATCATTTATAGGTCAAAAGATACAACAGTCATTCTTTCATAACAATAGACTAGGTTTCTTATCTCAAGATACTGTATCTATGAGTCAGTCAGATGACTTCTTTAATTTTTATCATACATCTGCACAGATTGTTACAGATGCAGACCCTATAGATTTAGCAGCTGCAACCATTAAGCCCGTTGCACTTCATAGTGTATTACCATCTACTCAGGGTCTAGTACTATTTAGTGCTAACCAGCAGTTTCTTATGGGAGCTTCTGACGGAGTACTTACACCAACTAAATCCGTAATACGTGCCATCGCTAACTATGAGATGGACACTGTTATTGACCCTGTTGATACAGGTACAACGATTAACTTTATCAGTAAGACACCTAGTTATACTCGTGTGTTTGCTATGGTTACACGTGGAGAAAACGAAAACCCACAGGTAGCTGACATTGGTAGAGTAGTAAATGAGTGGATACCATCTAGTATGGATACACTTATATCAAGTGCACAGAACCAGTTTATAGCTTTCTCAGGACAGTCTACAAGATACATATATTTCTTTAGACAGTATGTAGAAGGTAAAGATATTAAACTACAAACATGGTTTAACTGGCTAGCCCCGGGTAATGTACAAACTATAGCAACAGACTCTGACGAATTTTTTGCTGTAACAAAACAGGGCGGTCAATTTACTCTCAGCAAAGCTAGTCTTAGCCAGAGTCCTGATGACGCTATCATTGTTAATAACGATGGACAGAAACTAAATCCATGTATAGACTTATATGCGACAGCTAGCTCTGTTACATTTGACACAGCTGGTAACTTTAGTAAGTGTTTTATACCTTACAACGATGCTACTGACCTGACACCTGTGCTAGTTATTAAAGGTACTACAGCTACAGGTCAGTTTATTGAATCTGGATTTACTATATCTCCAGAACGTGTAGTAGAAGGTGGTAACACATATTTTAAAGTACCATTTAAAAACTTGACAAGTGTAGCTAGTGATGTTATAGTTGGTTATAAGTTTGACTTTGATGTCATACTACCTAAGACATATTATAAAATAGATGATGATATGAAACGCAGTGACTTTACTGCTAACCTTACAATAGCTCGTATGAAGTTTGCTGTAGGTTTATCAGGAGTTATGGGTTTTAAATTAAGATCTAAAGGTATACGTCAAGGTAAGAAAGAGTATACAGGTGATGGGTCTACAACAGTATATCCTTGGACTAACGAGGATATTAACTATATAGATGATGACCAGATTAAAGTTAAAGTAAACAACGTGGTAACTACAGCATTTACAGTTGACAGAACTGGTGCTCTACCTAAGATTACATTTAGTTCTGCACCAGCTCTTAATGCAACTATACTTATATACATTGATGAGTGGTACAATCTAAATCCAGTTATTATGGCTGACAACTATCTAGCTAATGATATTGCAGTCTCAGATCATACTGTATTTACTTTACCTATACACCAAAGACCAGATAACTTTACACTACGTTTATTTAACGACTCACCATTTCCTGTCTCTCTTAACTCTATGATGTGGGAAGGAATATACTCACCTAGATTTTACAGGAGAACTTAATGATATTACCAGTACTTATCGGAGCAGGCGTTGCATTATATGGTGCTAAAAAGTCCTCCGATGCAGCTAAAGATGCACAGCAATCAAGAAATGATGCTACCAATGCACAGTATAAATATGACACAGAAGCATGGCAGATGCAGAAAGATGCAGCCATAGCTAAACGTGATTATGCTGTAAGAGAAGTAGAAATGAAAGCTGAAGCTGAAGGTAGACTAGCAGCATACAAAGATGCTACAGCTGCCAGACAGTACAACTACAACTTACAGATACGAAATCAGCAGCAAGATACTAATGATCGTATGTTTCAGAAGTCTGAAGATATATACTCATTCCAGACTAGCTTAAACTCTATGAATGAGAAAGCAGCTAGAATGGATGAGCGTCGTCAGCTGAAAGAAATAGAAGCAGAAAACAGATATGAAAAGAATGAAGTATTCCTAGATGCGTTACTTGCAGAAGGTGCAATACGAGCTAGAGGTGTGACAGGACGATCTGCTGACAAAGCAAGAAGCGTGTCTACACTCAAAGCAGGCGTAGCCCTTACACAACTTAGCGACTCTTTAGAGAATGCAACAGTAGCATCAAACAGTGCATTACGTGCAATAGGTCGAGAACGTAGCATAGCTGATTTGAATGCCTACGCATCTAAGATGTTAGACCCCGGTGAGCTACCTATGCCAATCGCACCACTAGCTACACCACAAGCACAATTTATGTATCCACGAGTATTCCAAGATTATGACTTTGGACCACAACCTATACAAGGAGCTATGATATCTCCATCTGCGGCAGCAGCACAGGTATGGGGTACAAGTATTGGAAGCCTTGCTGGAGCAGCATCACAAATAACCGCATCAGCTATACCAAAAATATTTGGTTAATTAATTATGGCAACAAACAAATACTTCCGAAAGTACGCTAAAGGAGGTAATCCAAGATTTACACAGGCAAACGACGGCTTACGAGCCATGCAACAGCAGTCGAAAACTATTGTAGATGGATTGAAGACAGCAGCTTTACAACAGAAACAGCAAGATGAACTGATGATATCCGGCATGGATAGAAAGTTTAAGAACGAAGCTGAAAACAGAAAGCTGCTAAATGAGATAGAAGTCGAGACGCCTTTTAAATTACAAAAGGCTGCTCTTGACAGAAACAAAAAGAGTGAACTTAAGTCACTTGCAGATCAAGCAAAAGAGTATGATAACTTAGCTGGAGTATGGGGCAGACTTAGCCCCAAACTAGCTAAACAGTTTCAAGGTCTAGCACAAAACACTAAAGACTTTATACAGACTAATGCAGCTATAGATGAGTTTAATCAGATTAGTTCTGATGGCACATTAGATAATATTAACTATCTATATGATAAAGTAAATGCTGGTAAAGCATATGATGACGCCGTTAACATAAGATCTAAAGCATTTGAAGACTATAAAAACGGTGAGTTAAATGCTAAATCAGATTTTGATTATCTAACTCATCAGTTAAAAATTAAGAATCCTATTACACAAAAATTATTAGTCAAGGATTTTACTGATAATTTTAGTAGGCAAGGAGAGGATATAAAAGGTATAGCTCAACAGATGGGCTTAGACCTAACTAAGAATAACATTACTAAGTTATATCAATTCCGTTCTTTAGAAATACTCAAACAGCTAGGCATCAATCCTAAGTCTGAAGCTGGATTTAAAATACAAGAACTATTTAGAACTAAGGGATTAGTACAGGAGAATCAGCTAACTCTAGAAACTGACTACATGCAACTGTCAGAGAATATTGATGGAGGTCTAAAACAGATACAAGCTGCTACTGATTACAAAACTAGAAATGCTAAATGGAAAGAAATACAGACTAGCATATATGCTCTACCCGTCAAAGATCGTAATGGTACATACTCTCGTCAACTAACAGTTAATAAGAAAGATGTATTTTTAGGCTGGGCTAAAGACCAAGCTGACAATACTATGTATCAAGGTGTAGGCGGATGGGAAAAGTTTAAGTCAGAAGTACTTGGTGTAACTGCTGAAAACAAGCATGGCTACGAAATCACAGGAGCTACAGGAAACAAGACTGCTAAGTTTAATCGTATACTTGGTAAGTTTCCTAACATGGAAGCAGAGCTGTATGAGTACTGGTCAGATGCTGACAAGAAGAATGCTAAAGCTAGAGAGTATGTAGAAGACAACAAATACAAAGCAGCTTCTATAGAATACAAAACTAAACTAGAAAGTGGTCAGTACAAGAACAAAGACGGTGCAGGCTATAACGATGCGTTTTGGAATGACTGGTATGCTAGCAACGGCAACAAACATGCAAGAGCTGTATTCGCTGGAGCACTAGGCTATGCTGATGATAAGCACGATGTTAACACTCTTAACTCTGTTGTAATACAGGCATATAAGAATGGTGACTTTGCTACTGTATATGGTGCATGGGCTAAGATGGATGAAGCAGATCAAACTATAGGTTTTATTTACGAAGATCTAAAAGAACTAGCTTATGTAAATGGTGTAGATATAAACAAACTTGATAACACTCTACTATCACAGATGAAGCTGTCTATAGATAAAGTCTATAAACATGGCACACTAGATCGTACAAAAGATCCATCATCTAATGATATAGATAGAGATGCGTTAGCTCAGGCTTTGACTATATACAGAAACAACAAAGGTAAAGGAACTACACAAGAAAGATGGGAAGCAGCTACAACAGCTGTAGATCGTATGCTAGGTATAGGTCCTGATGGTGAGCTAGTCAAGTTTAACGAGTTAGGTTATCGTGGCTCTGGACCATTCTTACAAAAACAGAGTAAGTCTATGGGTGTTATATTTGTTAAAAACTCTGGACAACAGTTTGGTGACTTATCATCTATTGAAATTGATGGTAAATTACAAGGTTCTTTTAACAGAGAACTTACAGGTGATGCACGTCAAGGTGCACTTGAAACTATTATACGTGATGGTTTTGAAGATGGTACTATACCCTCTACAGATTTATATAATTTTTTACACAACAAATCACATAATAATGCTTTGTTAAATCATTTACAAGATGAGCAACTTGGTAATGTAGACCCTATAAAACTAAGAAACTCTATTAAAAATAAAATTGATAAGAAAGCAGAAACCACGAACATACAGTGGGGAGCACAACAGTGGTGTGATGAGATACTTGGACCACGAAGTGCAACAGGTGATCCTAAAATAGATTCTTTTGCTATATGTGTATCAGCTCTTGAAGAGCAGACAGGCACACAAGCATGGGAGTTTCTTTTAAACCCTGCACTTAGAGAACGATTAAGGAGACCAGAATGAACGAAGAGAATCAAAATGTAGAAGGCTTTGATTTTCTTGAAGAAGAAAACGAGCCTAAAGAAACAAGTACTATCTTTGCTGCTCCTTTCGGATCTAAGTTTGGTGCAAGTTCTGTTGATTTAGATATCAAGAAGAACCACGACACCATGAGACAGGAGTATAAAACATGGTGGGATGCTCCAAAAGGAGAAGAAAAGGACAAGCTTTACGAAGAGTTTAACCAGAAATACTACGGTATGCCTACTGAAGAAGTCAGAAAGAATAGCCGTGGTAGTTTGTATGGTTCTGATAATCCGTTAAAGGTACTAGATAATACACTACAAGGTCTATCTGCACCCGGTGCTGGATTAGTTGACTTTGTGATGGATGCAGCTGGTACAATTATACCCGGCTTTGATAAGATAGATGAAAAGTATGACCAAGCTACATTGCTTGACAACCCCGGGCATCAAGGTGTAAGACGTATATCCTCGATTGTATTACCTTCTATCTTAGGCGGTAATATGGTACAAGGACAGTTAAATGCTAAGATGGCTGGAGGTGCATTATTTAGTAAACCTTGGTTTAACAAATTAAGTGCTAGCTTAGTTGCACATGGTATAACAGACTCAGCTATATTAGGTCTGAGTGACATAGGTGAAGAAGCAACAATGACAGATGACCTGAGTCAGATGTTTCCTAAAACATTTGGACCTCAAGGGAACTTACCTTTGCCTAGCTTTTTTAGAACTAACACAAGCACAAGTCCTAAGACTCGTAAGCTACTTAACATGTTAGAGTCAGCTCCACTTACTATCCTCGGCACTACAATAGGTGCATTCATGGATACTAAACAGGGCACTAAGACTTTAGATTGGTTTGAACCTCTAGACGAGGCATCATCAAACTACAAACAATCTATGATAGAGATAGGTAGTGATAATGAGAAGCTAATACGTATGCAAGAAATAGATGAGCTACTTTCTTTAGGTGATGATAACCTAAGTAAAGAAGTACAAGATATGCTTATCAATGAGAAGTTAGCGATAGAAGACTCACTTGGTGGAGTTACTGGAGTTGATGATGCAGTACGTAGAAAAGAAGCATTTGATGAGATAGAAACAGAAGCTGCTATAGATAACAAATTAAACAACGCAGAGCAGCTAGAACTAGATCTTAACACAAACAATCTAGATCCTGACTTAAACTCTGACTTACTTGATGATGCAGCTAAAGCTAAACAAAGCGTACCTCCCGGTAATGTAGCACAGAATATGGCTGATACTACAGCTATTAAAAGTGGTACATCTACAGGAGACCCAGCACCTGTTATAACAGACTCTATGAGACGTAAAGGTCTTATGGTTGGTCCTACATCACGTGGTGCAGTTATGGGTGTAGCTGAAGAAGCAAGAGACATTGGTAGATTTAATGCTGTAGTTGATGGTATCAGGTTTGGTACAAAAGAAATGAATGCAGCAGCATGGGGTATATACAATGACATTATTGCAGCTCCTAGCGTTGATGACTTACGAGAGATATTCTTTAGTACAAAGGACGTTAAGAACTTATTAGGTGGTCTATACAAAGTAGAGTATGCACCAGAAGATACGATTCGTGGTACAGCATTTGCTATTAAGTATTTGTTTGACAGATTCTTAGGTAGACCTGTTGCTGAATCATCTGCTAGAGTTATGGATACACTAGGCAGAGAAGTAGATACTATTGCTAACGCATTAGATGACATGGCTCCTTCTATAGATAGAAACCGTGCTATGGATCTAATCATAGGTAAGCTTGAGTTTTTACTAGATGAGTATGCACTTAACAAATACATATCTGGTTGGCAGTTACGTAACAAGAACTGGTTTGACCAAACACCTCCCGGTAATATACAAGATGCTATCGAAACTTTGACAACAGAGTTTACAGGTGCAGAAAATGCTATACATGCTAAGAACAGAAAGTTTACTAAAGAACTAAAGAGATTACAGAAAGAGAATCCTACTGCTCTTAAGCCTTTGATTGACGCATTCTCACATACAAGTGGTGATGTAGACAGTCTTGCAAAGCTTATGAAATGGGCAGCAGAACAGATCACACCTTTAGGACTACTTAAAAGTCCTGACCCTAAGAACATGAACTTGTTTGCTAAGGGTGCATGGGGTGTACGTTATAACAATATGCTATCTGGTATATCAGCATTCAGAGCTGGACTAGGTAACGGAGTACAGTTATTGATTAGACCTTTAACTGCATTCTTAGGACATGGTTTAACTGGTAATATAGACGGTCTTAGACGTACTCTATACTACAACAGTGCAATATACGAAACAAATAGAAGAGCATTACATGATGCTTATACTATGATGAAGAAGACACATAAAGATCCTACAGCGATGCTTAACGCATTCCGTAAAGACTTTGTGTTTAAGACTGATAAAGCATGGGACATCATGGAAGATGTTGCTAAGATATACGAATCACAAGGTAACTGGGGTAGAGCTTATCAATACAAGATAGCATCTACACTTAAACAGATGGCTGGTGCAAAGTGGCTACGTTATGGTATGACTGGTATGGTCTTTCCTGACGTGTTTACTAACACACACCTAGCTACTTATCTATCACGTGTTAATGCTTATGCAGATGTTATGGATGATGCTGGTTTTCCACGTCTACCTGACTTACGTGCAGCTGAAGCTGAGAACTATGCTAAATACTTTGACAAAGAAGGTTTAGTTAAGGACAATGTAATCAAAGCATTGTCTGGTGAGATACAGTTAAACATAGATGACGGACTATCTGGCTATCTAACTGATGCTACAACAGCATATCCTATACTTAAAGAAGTTATGGCGTTCCCACGTACAGCTTCTAACTATATGAAAGCTGGTGCATCATACACACCTGTATCACTGATACCCGGTATTAGTAAGTATAGTAAAACTATATACGCTAGAACTGCTGACGACATTGCTGAAGCTCTTATGGAGCATGGCATTGACATGACTAAGACACCTAACGCTCAGGTAATCTTTGAAAACTTACGTGCAGAGTATATAGGTAGAATGGCATTTAGTGGACTACTTGTTGGTACACTATATCAATATGCTATGGGTGGTAACATTCGTGGTAATGGTCACTACAACGCATCACGTCGAAACAAAGAAAGAACTGAGATGGGTTATGAACCAAAGACTATTAAGATAGGTAATAACTGGTATAGTTTTAAAGGTCTGATAGGTATAGAACATATGCTTACTATCATTGGTGATCTAGCATACTATGCTGGAGACATGGATGAGCATATGATGGAGAACTGGCAGTCAAAACTTACATGGACTGTAGGTGCTACATTCTTAAATGAGTCACCTATATTTGGTCTTGAAAAGATCTTTGATATGCTTAACGGTAACGAGCGTGCAGCGAGTCAATTCTTAGCTGGTGCTGGTGCATCTATGGTTCCTAATAGTGGAGGTCTAGGTGTTGTTGCTAATGCTATAGATTCTGCACAGAAGGATATCGAAGGAGATATAGGATCATTCTTTAAGAATAGATTCCCCGGTCTTAAGGGTACACTACCTAATCAAATAGATATATGGACTGGTAAACCTGTTAATGATATTGACAACCCAATACTAAAAGCACTTAACGCATTGAGTCCTGTACAAGTAAGTGGTACAGATGAACCTTGGAGAGTCTGGCTACGCAGTATAGGTTATAATGGATTAAGCATGCTTAAGAAAGATAGCTCAGGGTCTTACGAATGGGCTCCAGAGGACAGAGAAATAATTAATAAGTACATCGGTGAGCAGCAGATGTTTAAAGAAGTAGAACGCTTGATGAGAAGTAAAAGGTATCAAGGAGAGATCCAATCACTACAACTGTTAAGAAAAACTAACTTACCAGATAGTGATGCGATTAAACTTAAGACTACTTTATTACCTGTACATCAGGAGTTAAATCAAATTATACGTAATGCTCAAAAGATTGCTGAACTGAAGTACCTAAAAGACAAGCCTTTAATTGAACAAGCTATTCTGAATGCACAGATGGCTAATCAACAAATGAAAGAAGGTGATGTTCAAGGTGCAGCAGAATCACAAAGAAAAGACACCCAGTTACAAAACCTAATTAACATGAGGAAATAGCATATGAGTGCTGTTATACAAAACGAATATACTGGAAACAATAGTACTACAACGTACTCCTTTACATTCCCATATCTTAAGACCTCAGACATCAAAGCAAGTCTGGACGGTGTGGATACGACGGCATTT